ACCAGGTTAGTAGTGGAATCTTAACCTAACCGAAATACCAAAACCCCAGGCCCACCAACCAATATCAGGAAATCGACATGGGAGTGCCAAGGCATCAACTCAAACTCATCGACTACGTCTGCTCAAAGTGCGGATGGACTGGAAAGCGAAGGGGCAAGATCTCACAAGCACTATGCCGGAAGTGCGGACACATGCCACATCCCGTATCCCGGCCCCGAGGCAGACCAAAGAAGCGGAGGAACATCGTTCCAGTACCAAACGTAGTCCTTGGGGAGTACTCAGGACCCAAGTCTGTACGTACATCTTTGAACCAGGGTCTTTTAGACTCTGTCTGTAAGACTGTACAAGCTTCTAAGGTACATCCCGAAGTCGCCGCAATGGCACAAGGAATACCAAAGCAGACCTTCCACGATTGGCGCAAACAGGGAGCCGAGGACCTCCAAAACAATAGGTCAACGATTTTCGCCGAGTTAACCGGACGGCTGGAAAAGGCCCGTGCGGAGGGCGAAGTTGACCTTTTGAACCAGGCAGAGGATCTGGCGAAGGGCAATAAGGCAAGCTGGATGCGTACATACAGGCATTTGGAGAGCTGGTCGAGGGACAGATGGGTGAAGAGCGAAAGACTGGAGTTGGAAGCTAGACTTGTGGACGTGGACACAGTACCGGATAGGCCTGTGGGGATCGGGGGATTTTTGGACCGTGCACGCCTTCAGGGCGGCGTGGCGGGGGAGCTCCAAGCGGGAGCCGTGGACGCCGAGTTTGCCGAGATCCCCGTATCTGATGGAACGAAGGGTGACAAAGCGGCGGAATCGAGCGGTGACCAAGCGGGCACCGGTGCACAGATGGACCAGGGGCCGGCGAGCTCGAGCGAAGCGTAGGGGTGGGAGTCCCCGCCCCCCCCTCCCCCCTATAATATCTGGTGTGCTCCCGGTAATTTTGTATCCCTAAAGGGGTTTTTGGTTTTGAGGGGTGGTGATAATGGTGATCCCGGGTCCAGCTTGGGACGAGTAGCTTTGGCTGGTGGGTGTGCTGATGTTTAGTTGCAGGCCGGATGAGGGGCCGGGCGTCCGCCAGCCAGGCTAATCGGGTTCCGCCAGGATATTTTGATTTGTGCAAAGGGGGTTGAGCCGGGATGAGTGGTGATGGCAGGCTGAACCCGAATGACAAGAACTGGGTTGCGTTCCTGACCACGTGGTATGAGACGGGTGGCCCTCCGCCGGAGTCGTGTGTGCTGGACACGCCGCAGTGCACGGCGTATGAGGGGATCCACATGCACCCCAAGCAGGCTGAGTGGCTCGATCGCTTTAAGGACCTGGGCACGACGTGGCCCGGGCAGGGTGGGTGATGACGCGCATTGTGCTGATGGACGGCCCTGCGAATAATTGCGTGTATGAGATCGACTGCGCGCCGGTGCACCTGCACAAGGTCGAGTATCGGATTCCGATGCAGGTGCCTGTGGAGTGCCCTCACGCGTCCGATGACGAGGTCGAGGTGGAGGCGGTGTATGAATGCCTTCACGACAATGTGTTCATATTTGCGGGGGTGGAGGAATGAGGGTCCGGTTCGAGGTCGACGGCCGGCCGTTCGTGATGGACGTGCGCCGGCGCCGTGGGGCAACGCGGGCCTCGCTGACGTTCAGTCACACAACGGCAACGAATGAGCAGTGGAAGAACAGGGTGATGCCCGATCCACCCCCCCCCACTTGGTGAAGGACGCCATGCGCAAGGCGTTCGACGGATGCAAGTCGGGCGGCGTGATGAAGATTGGCTGGGACCCGGAGTGGGAGGAGGGCGAATGACCACGGACGAGCGTAAGGGCTACCTGATGGCGCTGCAGACGATGGATGCGCGGCTGGTGCTGATCAAGGTCAACGTGCAAAACACGTGCTGCGGGCTGGCGTTCAACAACGTGGTGTCGCAGGCGCGCAAGGTCGTGAAGGAGCTGGTGGCCAAGGCATGAAGTATCCTGTTCGACGTCCGCTGCACGACCTGCTGGGGATCCCGTATGTGATGGACGAGGGCGACGGCCTGTGCCGGTGTGGGCAGCCCGGGTTCAGGAATGAAAAGGCCACGGACAACCCAATCGAATGCATGAAGCACTGGACGTCGGTGATCACCATCCGAGGGGAGGAGATCCGAAAGTGAACCTCCCCCCCTACAGCGAGGCGACGTGCGGCATTTGTTCCAGGGAGCTGCGCGAAAACCCCGCTATGCACCTGCACACGGTGCGTGTCGAGGAGTATGAGGCCGACAGGGATGGCGAGTTCGACGAGTGGATGGCCCAACACAGGATGTCGTTCCACCAGTCGTGTGTGGCGAAGGTCTTGCTACAAGTGGTGACGATGGACAGGCGGGATATGAGGGAACTCCTAACCGGGAGGCCGGCATGAGGCGGACACAGAACGCCCGGTGGTCGAAGGACGAGAGGAAGTTCGCCGTTCAGTACTGGGGGCGGCAGGGCGTGACGGAATACAGCCGCAACATGGGACTCGATACCGCGCCGCTGGGCGGAATGAACAATGCTATGACCGCCGCCGAGGTGCGCAGGATGGTGACGGGGATGGACCACGGCGAGTTCAGCGAGCTACGCATCACAACCGGGAGGTAGTGACGTGATCAAGGAAGTGGAGATCATTCGCGAGGTGGGCACGCCCCTCACCGAGGCGGAGCTTTTGACTGTCACCTCCGCCCTGAATGGCGTGATCCGCAAGGTCAATACCCTGTGCCAGATCATGGACAGGAAGTACGCTACGGACAAGCACAAGGGCGTGCTGTCGGAGTATGTGGATCCCAATGTCGCGGAGGGCCCATGAGCGACGATATCCAAACAATGCCCATCCGCGATATCGTCCATCCGCCAAACATGGACATTTACGTCCTACGCATTGGGATATCCGGCAAGGAACTGAAGTTTTCCGGGGGCGGCGCGCGGAGCTTCCAGCGGTACATGGACAGCCGCGGGTGGAACATCATGGACCGGGCCAAGTGCGATATCCTGCAGGAGTTCCGCGAGCGGATCGTCACGGGGTGTTTGGCCAATGTAGTTGACATCCCGTAGCGAGGTAGCTTATATTATGGCCCGAACCTCCATGCGTGTGATCAAGCACCAGCAGTCGTTCCGCAAGATGAGGCACAGCGAGCTGGCGGCACAGATACGCAAGCTGCGCCGGCGTGCGTTGCGTCACCTGAACATATTGCAGATCGCCGAGGAGGTGCAGCTGGAGCGCACGGGACACGACAAAGCTGATCCTGCGTAATATGCGCAGGCCTGCATAGGTCGTAGGGACACAAGGCGCGTAATGGCCCTCGAGGGATACCAATCCCTTGGGGGCATTTTTTGTTTGGGGTGGGCAATGTCGGACGTGTGGAAACCGCAGGTGGGATTCCAGACCGTGGCGCTGGACGCGCGCTACGTCATAGACGAGATGGGTATGTTGGGCGACCGCGGTGGCGGCAAGTCGTCCGTACTGCTCGTCGACTATGCCATGGGCTTGCAGGACACGCCATACCTGCTGGATGAGCACGGCGAGAAGATGATCGACCCCGACCCCAATGTGAAGGGGCCCCTCCGCCCCTGGAAGGGGATCCTGTTCAGGCGCCACTTCGCGGAGTTCGAGACGCTGATACAACGGTCGAAGGAGATCTACTACGGCCTTTACGGGGACAGAGCCCGTGGAGGCCGTTGCCATTATCTGGAAGGGGATAAAAAATGGCTGTTCTTCGACGAGCGCGGCGACCCCTACCCCGACATATCGCTACAATTCTTTCACATGGAGCACGATGCCGACGTCGACCAGTGGATCGGAACCGAGTGGCAGTGGGTGGGATTCGATGAGCTGCCGCAGTGGTCGTCGCCCAAGCCGTACCTGCGGATGATGTCGTCGGTGCGCTGCGGCGTGCCGGGCATCCCCATGCGCGTGCGGTTCACCGGCAACCCGGGGGGCGCCGGCATAGGGTGGATCAAGCGCAGGTTCCAGATCCCCGACGGCTCCAAGGAGAAGATCATAGAAGCGGCGCTGCCCAACCCGTATGGCATGGCGCCGATCGAGGAAACAGACCCACGCTCCGGCAAGAAGCTGACGCGCATGTTCCTGCTGTCGCTGCGCGAGGAGAATCTGCTGCTGAAACATGCCGACCCCCTGTACGAGGCGCGGCTCGCGGCATCCGTCGAGGGGGACCCCGAGCTCGAAAAGGCATGGGTCGACGCCGACTTCAGCGCCCTGTTCGGACAGTATTTCAAGGTCTTCGACAGCGACGTGCACAGGGTCGACGATCCGCTCGAGGTGCTGCCCGACGGCCGCGTGCCGCCCTTTTGGAAGCTGTATGGACACCTCGACTACGGCGAAAACGCCCCTACGGCATTTGGCCTGTGGGCCGTGGATCCCGACGACAACAAATACCTGATCGACGAGTACTACGTTGCCGGTGAGTGGGCGGGATACCATGCGTCGGGAATACGCGACCTGTGCAAGAACAGCCCATGGACCGGCGGCCGCATGCCGCAGACGGTATTCGCCGACAGCCAGATATGGCACACGCGTGCCGCCGAGAACATCGCCGCACGCAACAAGACCGTCGCCGACGTTTTCACCAAGGACGGCGGACTCCGGCTCCGGCCCTCGATCAAGGGACCGGGATCCCGCGTGCGGGGGTGGCGGCATTTGAAACAATGCCTGGCGCACGATGAGGTGAAAAAGCCGTCGGTGCGGTTCTTCGCCCACTGTGAGCACTGGGAGCGCGAGGTGAGGAATGCGATATACTCCGAGACGGGCGACAAGGAGGACATCGACAAGGGCTGTGAGGACCATCACCTGACGGGGACGATATACTTCCTCGGCGGCGCCTACAAAGGGAAGCTGCCGGCGGAGGAGGTGCCCGAGTCGGCGTCATACCCGACGATGGCGTACTACGCCGAGCAGCGCAAGGTCGCCGCACGCGGCGGCCAGGTAGAGTCATTTATCGTGCCGGGAGGCAAGCACAACGTAGATCAGATGCTGCTGGAGGTGGCGTGATGGCAAAGGCAACGGCGGCGCCGGACGTGAAGCGAGCTTACGGGCGCAAGAAGAAGCGCAAGGCGACCATGACGCTGGCCGACATCAGGACGCCAGCCGATTCCACGCGGGCAATGGGGCAACTGAAGGCGCGGTATGCCAAGGAACTCCGAAACGTCAATGCGGTGCGGCGCAAGAGCGGGTCCTCGACATTCACCCCGTCCGAGATCAAAGCTCAATCCGAATATGCCGCCAAACATTCCCTGCGAGGACGGGACTACCAAGAACGGATACATCGTAAGCTGGAGCACGAACGCAGTAAGGGCAAGAAGTAGCCACTAACCAACCGGGAGGTCATTGTTATGATCGTATGCAAGCCGCAGCACGCCGCAGATGCAGCCAACGCCCAGTTCGCCAACCTCGTGTGGCTCGCCGAGCAGCTCGCGCCGCACTTCGAAAAGCCCGCGATCGCGCGGTGTGCCGAGGTAGCAGGTGCGATCAGCTCCGATGCCGGGGAGGCCGTGCGGGCGTTGCTCGAGGGCAACCCGGGCGGCGGCAACGCCGGGGAGCCGCTGGCCGTGATGGTCGCCGACGCCGTGGCACAGAAGTTGGACGATGCCAAGCCAGCACCGGCCGCAGCCAAGCCGGCAAAAAAGGCCAAGACGCAGGAGTAGCGCATGGAGCACTACCCAACGAGCGACAGGGAACGTAAGGCGTTCTGGAAGAGCCAGCTGATGTCGGCCCGCCAGTTTATGAAGCCGTATATCGAGGCGGGCATGATGCTCGCCAAGATGTACAACCAGCTGCCGGCCAATGAGCGCCAGCGGATCCTCGACAGGGTAAGGCGCAGGAATAACAACGACGAGCGCGTCAAGGCGTCGCTCGTATTCGCGTGGGTGGACCAGTCCGTCGCCGGCATGGTGAGTGAGGGCGAGGTCGACTTCACCATCAAAGCAAAAAACAGGCTGGGCGTGGACCACGCCCCCGGCGTGCGCGCCAATGCCAACTACTGGTACAAGGAAACCGAGCAGGTCCTCGAGGACGAGGCCATGGCGCTGGATGCCCACCTGTTCTCGTTCGCCGTTAAGAAGATAGGCTGGGAATACGAGCTGGACGAAAATGAGGAGATCAAGCTCGTCGACCTGGCCGAGCTCGAGTTCATGAGCGCCGACGACGAAGGCCTGTACCTGGCCGAGGGGGAGCCCACCAGGGTCACGCGGATGCAGGACCAGGACGAGCACATACGCATCAACGGCATGCTGCTCGAGGATGAGACGATACCGCAGGAGATCAAAGACCTCATCATCAAGCCCCACATAAAGCGCCACGAGGAGTTCAAGCAGAAAATACAGCCCACGCCGCACGCCAACGTGAAGTACAGTGCGCCGTTCGGGCGACGGTGGCCGATCGATGACTTCCTCATGGACCCCGCGGCACTGTGCGGCCAGCAGGACGCAAGGTGGATCGCCTTCCGCATACGGCAGCCCGTATATCGGTGGAAGGCCAACAGCAACTACAACGACATCAACGAGCTCAAGCCCAACAGCGGCGTAGCCGGCGTGGACATACAGTCGTTCAACCAGCACGACGCCGCACAGGAAGCGATCGAAGACGAGTTCGACGACTACGCCCTGTGCGAAGGCTGGGAGATATGGGCGCGCGACTTTCCTGTTGCGGCGGGCTCCAGGCAGAACCTGCTGTGCGTGATGATAGAGACGCACGACACGCTGCCCCAGCATGAGGAGTGGCCCGAGGAATACCAGGCGCTGGACGACTACCCCGTCGAGGTGCTCAAGTTCCAGGACAATTTCAAGTCGTGGATCAACAAGCCCACGCTGACGCTGGCCGGCGCCGACAACCTGCAGGCGCTACAAACGGAATTCCTCGATGCCATGCTGTATGCCATGCGCAAGCAGAAAAGCATATACCTCGCCGACGCCGAGGTGTACGACGCCAACACCCTCAGCAACGTGACGGAGATGGACGACCAGTCCGTCGTCAGGGTCGAGGGACTGGCCGCGGCAGGCAAAGATGCCGTGCAGGTGTGGCCCCAGCAGACGCTGATGCAGGACTGGAACCAGATCAGCGGCATATACATGCAGCTGTTCGACAAGTCGGCGGGCGTGCCCGAGCCGCAGCGCCAGAAGTCGGCCGACACGGCGACAGAGGCGTCGATCATCGAGCGACGGGTGACGGCACGCGAGGACAGAAGGTTCCTGCGCTTCCGCAGGATGCAGGCCAACACGGCACGCAAGTGGTGGCAGCTCCAGACGCAAGCGCAACAGCCCGAGGGCGTGGACATCATCGACCCGCGCACCAACAAGGCCATAGGCGTCACACCGGAAATGGCCAAGGGCGAATACAGGTTCGACATCGACGCCAACGCACGCCGCAACTCGCAGGCCGTGCAGGAGAACAACGCCCTCAAGAAGCTGAACCTGTTCTCAGGCATCATGCCGCTGCTCACGCAGATGGGCATACCCTTCAACCTGGCGAAGGTGATTGAGGATACGCTGATAGCCTTCGGCGAGCGCGACGTGGCCTCATACATGCCCGGCACGCAGGACGAGTTCCTCCAAGCCCTGCAGGAGACGCTGGCCGATCCCGCAGCCAAGGACAAGCTGATGATGCTCATGGGCAGCATGACGCCGGGAGGCAACGGCATGGGATCAGGGCCGGGCCCCGCCGTTCCGCAGGAATACGCAGCCAACCCAGGCACCGAATCACGCCAAATGGCCGAGGCCGGCCGATTGGAGCAATGACATGGCACAGGCAACCGCAGCACCTGACGTGAAAAAGGCCTACGGGCGCAAGAAGAAGCGCAAGCGGATGACACTGGCCGACATCCACACGTCGGCTGACTCGACGCGCGCAATGGACGAATTTAAAGAGTACCGGCGCAAGGAGTACCGTGCTGCAAGCGAAGCGAGGCGCAAGCGAGGTGCCGAGCCGTTGACGAAAAAGGACATCGACGAAATGGCCGAGCATAGCGCCAAGCATTCCCTGCGAGGCAAGGATCTCCAGAAACGGATCCATCGCACACTCCAGCGACGGCGCAAGGACAGGAAAACCCACGTGGTCCCATGACATCGACCGTAGACACGCGGCCGATGCGGTCGCTCACGACATCGACGATGGAGCTGCAGATGCCATCCAAAAGTGCCAAGCAGGCACGCATGATGCGCGGAGCCGCACATGACAAGTCCTTCGCCAAGAAGGTCGGCGTGCCGCAGGATGTCGCCCGTGAGTTCGTGAGGGCCGACAAGCGGAAGCGCAAGTACAAAACCGGGAGCAAGTGATGCCACTTTACGAGTTCCAATGCCCCATGTGCGGGATGGCCGAGGACAGAACGGTGATGCTCGCGGACCTCGACAAGGAGCAGAAGTGCAACGACTGCTCTGCTCCGATGGAGCGCCAGTTTCCGCTTGAGGCGGCATTTGGGTTCCAGCCCTACGAGGCGTACTACGACGAGTCGCTGGGTATCGATATCGGAGGGCGGCGCGAGAAGAAGCAAACCCTCGCGGCCATGGGCTACGAGGAAACCGGCGACAGGGTCAAGGGTGCCCGCAACTTCGACAAGCACGCACCCCACCACGTCAAGCCGCTGCCGCCGCGCGGCGTCACGCTGTCAGACGTGCAGCGGGCGACGGCGCAGGCCAGGAAGGACAAGGACGAGCAGCGCCTGTATGGCGAAAAAGGCACAAAGGCCTACAGGCAGAGGCGGAGGATGGACAAGAGCAAGATGGTGCACGTCAACACACGAGTAGGATAACCACCGGGAGGATTTACTGACATGAATTTGGCAGACGAAGACCGCGACCCCATTGGCGATGCCATACGAGCGCAGTTGGCAGACCCGGATCCCGCACTCCAAGCTGCGACGTCCGACGAGGACGCAGCCGACGAGGGAACTACCGGCGATGCTGACGGCTCCAACGGGGCAGTGGACACTTCGGCAAGCGCGGGGGACGACGAGCAGGACCCCAACGACGGCGCCGGAACGACCGCAGATGCGGAAACGGGAGGGCGGCCTGGGTACGATTCTATGCTCGAAGCGATCACGAATGAATTTGGTGAGGATGGAGCAGACGCTTTCAAGGATCTGCAAAGGCGAACGACGCGTGCGGAACAACGCGCCAGCGAGGTTGAGGACCTGAAGGGCGAAGTGGAGGACATGCTTGCGACGATAGACGAGCGCGCCCCGGCACCCCAGGAGGGGGAGCCGGAGGAGCAGACGGGATACCAGGAGCTGGTTAGTCAGATCTCGGATCCCGACCAGCGCGAGTTTTTCCAGCAACTGCTCGATGCCAAGCTGCGTGACGAAGGGTTCGTCAAGCGTGACGAGCTCGACACGGAGCGGCAAAACGAGAGCGTACAGCGTGTATCCACGGAGGCAAACAGGGCGGGTGTCGAGGCGTTCGGAGAGCGCTTCGGCGAAATGGACAACGGCACATTCCGCCCCAACGCCGAGTATGTCGAAAGGGCACGCCCGACATTGGAGCGCCTGACAGACCAAGGCGCCCTGACGCACGGCGACCTGTTCAAGCTGGCATACTTCGACGACCTGGTCAAAGAGGCGCGGGCGGACGGCAGGAAGGCAGCACTGTCCGAGCGCAACGAGCAGGTCGGCGGCAGCGTGCGCCGAGCCAAGAGGGCCACGGTGGCATCGCGGCCCGGAGGAGGAACAGGCGACGCCCCGCTGTACGACCGCAACGACCCCAAGCAGGTCGGCAACATCATGGCCGCAACGCAACGCATACGTGAACGCCTGAACCAGATCTGACGACTGCTCCTCCAATAGCGTGAGGAGAAGGCAGCATGGCCGACTACACAACCGACACCAGAACCATTCAGTCGTTTCTCGCCGCGACGATCGAGAAGATGGTCAACGACGGCGTGGTTGCGGATGCCATTTACCAGAAAAGGTGGCTCCTCAACAAGCTGATGTCGACGGATGCAGTGCTGACCGTCGATGGCGGCGAGCGGCTGAGAGGTGCATTCCAGTACGCCAAGAACAGCACCGTCAGCTCGTATGCTGACGACGAGGTGCTGGACGTGACCCTCCAGGACAACGAAACGTCATGGTTCGTGAACTGGAAGCAGTACAGCGCTTCCATCGTCATCACGGGCAAGGAGATCACCCTCAACAAGGGGAACGAGACGCGGCTGTTCAACCTGCTGGCACAGCGCACGAAGGATGCTGCGCAGTCGGTGCAGGACGACGTCGTCGCGGGCATCTTCTCCGACGGCACGGGCAACGGGTCCAAGGACATCACGGGCCTCGAGGCTATGTGCGAGACAACGCCAGGCACCACGTCGTATGCTTCGGTGCCTACGTCAAACACGGCGTGGCGCAACATCTCGGCCCCGTCCGTGGGTGCCGCAGCCGTCAACCTTCTCCCCAACATGCGCTCCGGCGGCAACCAGGTGCTGGAGATCGGTGGCGAGGGACCCAACGTCGGCGTCGACCTGTGGGTCACCACGCGTGGCATCCACGAGTCGTATGAGGCACTTCACGTGCCTGCGCAGCGCTACAGCCCGACCGAGACGCCGGACTTCGGGCTCGAGAATTGCCCGCCGTTCAAGGGCGCGCCCGTGATCTGGGATCCGCAGCAGACGTCGGGGATGATGCACGGTCTGACCACGTCGGCCATGGGCCTGGCGTGCCACGAGGACCGGAAGTTCGCCGAGTCCGACGAAGGGCTCCAGAAGCCTGTCAACCAGGACACGCTGATCAGCCAGATTTTCGCATTGCTCAACCTGTTCACCACGAACAGGCAGAAGCAGGTGAAGCTGTCCGGCATCACCTAAGGAGGTCGACATGGCTGATGTCACACCGACCCTGGACACGGGAACCCCCCGGTCTGCGGGTGACCACAGCATTGTGACGGGGACGGTTGCGTGTCCTGACACCAATGCGAACGAGTTCGTGGTGGTTCCTACCACGGGTTACGTGCTCTGGTGTCACGTGGAGAACACGTCCGACGACGATGCCACCGTTCGGGTTGGCATCAACTTGGAGGATGATTTCTCGACTGCGGACAATGGCACCGTCGCAATCCAAGCTTCGGCAGCCGACACCTATCGCTTCACGGCTGGCGTAATCCCATAAGCGAGGGGGTGACGGTATGGCCGACGGCGATTTCACCATCAACCAAAACACCCTCCGCCAGGAAGGGCACTACTGAAAAGTGTCCGGCACGGCGGAGGTAGACGGGATCGACAAAACGGCGTTCAACATGTTCCCGGGCAGGTATGTCGTCAGCATTGACATCAACGGCAAGGACGACGCCGGCCCGGTGCAGGTCGAACTCAACGTGAATGCATCGGGAACGGCCGACAACGGCAACATCGCGATGCAGAGCTACATCCTTTCCGCACAGACATACGACTTCACGGCGACCTTCGTATAGGCGCCGCCGAGGAGGTACTACTATGCACAGCGCAACGGCAAACAGGACGACGGCGGAGGTCATGTACGGCAACTTCACCAACGCCGAAGGTGCGACGATCACCACGGGATTCCCCGTGTGCTGGACCACGACCGCAGCCAGCGTCAACGCGAACCTCGCGGTGCTGCCGGCGACGGACAACTTCATCACCTTCGTGGGCGTGTCCCGATCGGACGTCCCCGACAACGGAACCAGCATCTTCATCGGCTACGGATACGCCGCATCCACACGCATCTTCGCGTGCGGGACGTCGGTGACCAACGCCGTGGGGATCGCAATGGGCACCAACGCGGCATCCCTCGGCGTCAACAGCACGGGCCTGCTCGACAGCTACGGCCCCGCTGTGTCGCTTGAGGCGATCGGCGCGGCAGTCAACAGCCCGGGCGGGTGGGCGAAGGCGATGATCCGCGCGATGTAGATGTTGAAACGTAATGAGACGCGTCTCTAACGGGGCACCCCGGATCTCCCGGTTTCCGGGGTGCCCACCAAACCGGGAGCAACTGGGATGGATGAATGGACACAAGAGCAGCAGGAGTATATCCTCGAACTCGAGCAGCGGCGCGACAGGGCCGTGTTTGAGGCGCAGGACTGGGGCTTTAAGCTCAAGGCCGCGAACGAAGAGCTGGAGCGTATCAAGCCACTGTACAGGAAGTTCTACAGCAACCCACTGTTTTGGCTGATACGTCCGCTGGACGCGGAGTTTGAAGACAAGGTGCTGATGCAGTGCTTGGGTCCACCGGGGCCCAAAGCGACATGCTTCAGGCTGTTCTGGCTTAAGGACGATATGCAACCGGGGATGCACAAGTCACACATGCACGGCCGGGCAACAGAAACATCGGTATGGCAGTACATCAAGGCCAGGTGCTTTCCTTTCCTCATACCGAGAGGGGGAGATGTGAAAGGGCCGGCCGCAATAACCGGGAGGTGATCTTTGACAACTGAATATGGCGTCACCCGCGTGTGCCTGGGCTGGCCCTGGTATGCTGGGCCGGATCAGCATACCTACCAGCGGTATATGGAGATGGTCCATTACTTCGGCAAGCTGCAGGAAAGGTCGGAGTGGCTGGCCTGGGCACATGCGGAGGGTATCACGCGCGAAGGGATGCCGTCCCTCGACAAGGGGGGCAACGACGGCGGAGCCGACTGCGACATCATGGTCGAGGATGGGATATTCGAGTTCGGGTATTCCGACGAGGGCGGCCTGAGCCTGCCCGGCCTCGCCCGCGAGAATGTCGCCGACAACGCCCTGCGCGATGACTACGACTACCTCCTGTTCTGGGACGACGACATGCTGTTTTCGTGGGCGACGTTCCTCAAGCTGTGGCGGCACCAGAAGCCCATCGTCGCCGCCCTGGCCTTCGCGGCACGCGAGCCGACGTATCCGGTGATTTTCAGGATCAACCAGATGCGTGTGGGTGGTGAGGTGATACACAAAAGCCAGTATGTCCTCGACTACCCCAAGGACCAGCTGATATCGGATGAGGACATAGGAGCGGCCATCGCCTTCGGTGCCGGCGTCGTCCTCATCCACATGGACGTGTTCCGGCAGATTCCCAAGCCGTGGTTCTACTCCACGGGATGTGGCGAGGACTGGATGTTCTGCGTCAGGGCCTACCTCAACGGCGTGCCTCGGTATGTGGATACGGCAACAAAGACGTACCACAAGGAATGGGCGCCACGATGGATAGGCGAGGAGCAATACGAGCAGCGGCGCAAGGACCACCCCGACGTGTATGCCAAGCTCGAGGAGGCCGGCCGTGGCTGACATACTGACGATACAGATACCGACATACCAGAACATCCAGCAGCTGTGCGCCACGCTGTCGTCGCTGATGATGCACACCGACTACCCATACAAGATCAAGGTCATCAACAACGACGGCACACCCGAGGGCGAGAAGCAGATTGAGGAGACGCTGGCGGAATACCAGACGGACCTGATCGAAGTGGTCCACGCCCACGCCAACAAGGGATGGATGGGCGCCAACAATATGATGCTCGACAGGTGCGACACGCCGCTGGTGTGCCTGATGAACGACGACGTGTTTTTCCTGCCGGGGATCCCTAGCTTCTGGGACGACACGTGCCGCTGGTTCAAGGACACCGACGTGGGCGCGGTGGGTCCGATATCGAACTTCGTCATGGGCGCGCAGAACATGTCGCAGGGCGGCGTGCACACCATCAGCGAAACGTCGCTGCTGATAGGCTTTTGCGTCGTCATGCGCACATCCGCAATAAAGGAAATCGGTGGCCTCGACGAGATGCTGCCCGGCGGCGACGACCTCGACTGGAGCATACGCCTGCGGGATGCCGGATACAAGCTGCTGATCGACAGGACGGCATTCCTGTACCACGTGGGACAGCAGACGGGGCACAGGGTCAACCCGGGATACTGGGATAGCGAGGAGCACCAGAACAAGACCGACAACGCGTTGATCCGCAAGCACGGCGTGGAAAAGTGGTATGACGTCCGCCAAGCGCGGCACTGGAAGTATGGACCTCCCCTGCAGGATCTGTTCAACGAGAAGGTGTGGTACGAGGGGCTGGTGGCGGAGCGACCCGGCAAGCGCGGCCTGAACCTGGGCTGCGGACACATGGAGATCGAAGGGGTGCCCGGACTGGACCTCGCCAAGCGCGGTGAGACGGGATCGGGCGGCCGCAAGTTCAGCGAGGCCACCAACGACCTTACGGCAGATGCAGCGACGCTGCCCGTGGCCGACGGATCGCTGGACTACATCATCGCCGCCCACGTGTTCGAGCACCTGCTGGATCCCGTGGCCACACTCAGCGAGTGGGCCCGGGCCCTGAAGCCGGGGGGTGAGCTGCTCGCATCGCTGCCCAACCACGGGTCGGTAAACACGATGTTGATAGATGCCGACCGCGTCCATGCCTTCGTGCCATCCAGCACGCGCAACCTGCTCGAGGCGCTGGGGTGGGATGTCACGTTTTGCGAGGCGTTTGACAAGAGCGTGGCATTCGGCGTGATTGCGAGGCGGCCATGAAAATCCTTGTGACCGGGAGCGAGGGATTCATTGGCAAGCACCTCGTCAAGCGCCTGCAGGACGAAGGGCACGAGGTTGATGGGTACGACGCAAGATGCTCGCAGGACGTGAGGAACACAGGCGCGCTATACGAGGCGATGATTGGCAAGGACGTGATGTTTCACCTGGCGGCCGCCCACCTGACGATGTCGCTCGGCGCGCCAATGGAGGACCTGATAACGAACGGGTGCGGAGCCATCAATGCCTTGGAGGCGTGCAAGGCGAACTGCGCAAAGCTCATCATGGCCGGCACGGGCAGCGTCCACCCGCAGCCCAACGGCATCCCGGGCACGCCATACGGGATCAGCAAGCTCGCGGCGGAGCACTACGCGCAGTACTACCGCGACCTGCGCGGCGTCGACGTCACCATACTACGATACTTCAGCGTCTACGGCCCGGGGATGCCCACCGAAGGGCGCGGTGTCATCGGCATATTCTGTCGCGCGGCGGTCGAACGGATGCCGATTCGGATCCACGGCGGACAGCAGCAGCGGGCGTTTTGCTACGTCGACGACGTCGTCGATGCCAACATACTCGCCCTCGACAACCAACTGCCGGACCTGGTGTACGAGGTGGGCACGAGCGACATGATATCGATCGACGGGCTTGCCGAGCTCGTGTGCCTCAAGTATGGACGATGCGAGGTCCTACGCGAGCAGGCGCGATCCGGGGATGATATCAGGATGGTCGCCGACACGGCGTCGCTTCGCGCGATGGGCTGGGCTCCCAATGTCGACCTGGGCACGGGCATAGACAGGGTGTACGAGTGGACAAAGACCTTCCCCACGCACGCCGAGATGATGTCCCGGCTTGAGATGACGATGCCGGCGTGGAGTCCGACATGATCCGCGTCGCCATCGTAGGCCACAAGCTGGCGGCCGAGCTCATCGCCGAATACCTCCTGCGCCGAGCGGGCACAAAGGTTACGGCGGTCATAACGCAGGCCAACTCGTGGCAAGGGGATATGAAGGCGTGGGCCGAAGGCAACGGGATACGGTGCTACGTGGGC